TATATTATTTTTTTTTTTTATACCATAATAGTCTTTATTATGATTAATTATATTTATAAACCTACCTGATAAATCTTCAAACGTTGTATTATGCGAATTCATCAAAGAATTAATCAAATCGTGATCTTTACTATTAGCTATTTCAGCTATAATTTTAGCTATATATATATCATAAGGTTGTTTTTTTTGGGGTTTATGATCTAATTCTTTTTTTTCAATGAAATACGGAACTTTACATATATTATTTCTACTAGTATAATATTCCTTTTTATCATATGTATCATCATCGTATATTTTTTTTATTTTTTCATCATATATTTTTTGTCTTTCTTTATATTGGTCATTTCTAACTTTAACTTTCTTATTATTCAGTTCTTGATTTACATTATTTAATAATTTCTTAAATTTTGGATTGATTTCTTTATCTAACTTATTCATCATATCTCTATAAGTTTCAATATTTCCAGATATGTCTTCATATTCATCTTGCAAATTTTTTATATCGTCTCTAATTGAATTATTCATTATAATATAATATAATATTTAATAATAAAAATAATTATATCTAAATTATCTAAATTATCTAAATATAATACTAATAAAATTATTTTAAAATTGATTAATAAAAATTATTAAAAATAAATTAAATATACATATATGGAATTCAGATTATTTGATTTTAATATTTATAACTTAGAATCAAATGAAGACGATAGTTCTTCAGGTAGTGAGGAAGAAAAATATACAGATAAAAAAACATTTGAAATACAAATGTTTGGAATAAATGAAAAAGGAGAAACTTGCTCCATTTTTGTAAAAAATTATCATCCTTTCTTTTACATAAAAATAAATAAAAAATGGAAACCATCTTATTTATCAAAATTTCTAGAACATATAAAAAATAAAATAGGTCCATATTATGAAAATTCAATAGTAGGGTTTAAAATGGTAAAAAAGAAAAAATTATATGGTTTTGATGGTGGTTCAGACCACGATTTTATTGAAATAAAATTTAAAAATACAATAGCTTTAAATAAAGTAAAATATTTATTTTACGAAAACGGAAAATTAAAACCAGATGGATATTTATATCAAAATACAAAAACAGAAATATATGAAGTACATATACCTCCATTATTACGATATTTTCATATTCAAGAAATAAGTCCATCTGGATGGATTAAATTACCAAAAATAAAACCAATTAGAAGGAAAACAACCACTTGCAATTATGAATTTGAAGTATCATTTGATAAAATAGTTCCGTTGAATGAAAAAGAAACAATTGTACCTTATAAAATATGTAGTTTTGATATTGAAGCAAGCAGTAGTCATGGTGATTTTCCACTTGCTATAAAAGATTATACAAAATTAGCTAGAGACATGCTGAATTATATGAAAAATATAGATGAAAATATAGTAGAAACACTAAAAGATATAATATATACTGCCTTTGATTTAAAACCAAATTATATTGAAGAAATACAAAATGTATATCCAAAAAATAAAATAGACGAAAATTATATTCAAAAACAATTTAATTTATGGATAAAAGAGAATTATAAAAATATAAATGCAGAAACAAAAAATACAATTTTGAACTATTATAATAAACAAGATGATGATAATGAGTATAATTATCAAAAGAAAGTTCAAAAAATAAGAAACAATACAAGTATTATAGAATTGTTAAAATCAAATATGGAACATGATGACAAAATAAATTATATAAATTGTTCATTAAAAAAATATTTTCCTCCTTTAGAAGGCGATAAATGCACATTTATTGGAAGCACATTTTTAAATTATGGTGAAAAAGATCCTTATTTGAATCATTGCATTGTTTTAAATAGTTGTTCAAATTTAACAACTGAAAATAGTAAAATAGAAAGTTATAAAACAGAAAAGGAAGTATTACTTGCATGGCAAAAGTTAATTCAAAATGAAAATCCAGACATAATAATAGGATACAATATTTTTGGTTTTGATTATAAATTTATGTTTGAAAGGTCAATTGAAAACAATTGTGTAAATCAGTTTTTGAAGTTATCAAGAAATAAAAAAGAACTATGCGGCAAAAATGAAGATGGTAAATATAGTATTGCTGAAAGCAAAATAGTAATTGCAAGTGGAGAACACGAATTACATTATATTCAAATGAATGGTCGTTTACAAGTAGATTTATATAACTATTTTAGAAGAGACTATAATTTAACATCATATAAATTAGATTATGTAGCTGGTGAATTTATAGGAGATAAAGTAATAAGTATAGAACATGTTGAAACAGAAGATGATGAATTAGAAACAGAAATATATACAAAAAATATGATGGGTATTTATGTAGGTTCATATATACATTTTGAAGAAATAGCACATAGTGTAGATAATTATAAAAATGGAGAAAAATTTGAAATTGTACATATAGATGAAGAAAGCAAAATGTTTTCTATTAAAGGACATGAAAATTTTGATATGAGTAAAACAGTACGTTGGGGGTTGGCTAAGGATGACGTATCTCCACAAGATATATTTAACTTAACAAATAAAGGTCCAGATGAAAGAGGAATAATTGCAAAATACTGTATTCAAGATTGTAATCTAGTTCATCATTTAATGAATAAAATAGATGTAATAACTGGATTTATAGAAATGGCAAAAATTTGTAGTGTTCCGATGAATTTCCTAGTAATGAGAGGACAAGGAATAAAACTAACGAGTTTTATAGCAAAAAAATGCAGAGAAAAAAATACATTAATGAAAACTATACAAAAAAAAGATTTTGATGATGGATATGAAGGTGCAATAGTGTTAGACCCAAAGTGTAATTTATATTTAGACAACCCAGTAGCTTGTGTGGATTATGCTTCACTATATCCTTCGTCTATGATAAGTGAAAATTTATCACATGATAGTAAAGTTTGGACAAAAGAGTATGATAAAGATAATAATTTGATAAATGTTGAAGGAGAACAAGATGGTTCTGGTAATTTTATATACGATAATTTACCAAGTTATGAGTACGTAGATATAACATATGATGTTTATAAAGATTTTCGTGAAAGCCCTCAGAAAGCAGCTGTCAAAATAAAAACAGGTATAAAAATATGCAGGTGGGCACAGAAAAAAGATGGAACAAAATCAATAATGCCATCTATTTTGGAAGAATTATTGAAAGCAAGAAAAGCAACTAGAAAGTTGATTCCTAAACAAAATGATGATTTTATGAAAAATATTTTAGATAAAAGACAATTAAGTTATAAAATAACTGCAAATTCATTATATGGTCAGTGTGGTGCAAGAACTAGTACTTTTTATGAAAAGGATGTAGCTGCATCAACAACCGCTACAGGACGAAAATTATTAACTTACGCTCAACGCGTAATTGAAGAAGTATATGGAAATAAAATATGTAGTACAAAAAATTATGGTAATGTTTTAAGCAATGCAGAATATATATATGGTGATACAGATTCAGTATTCTTTACATTTAATTTAAAAGACCCAGAAACTGGAGAGAAAATAGTAGGAAAAAAAGCTCTAGAAATAACAATTGAATTAGCACAACAAGCTGGTGAAATTGCTTCTAAATTTTTAAAAAGACCACATGATTTAGAATATGAAAAAACATTTATGCCATTTTGTTTATTATCAAAAAAGAGATATGTTGGTATGCTTTACGAAACAGATATAAATAAAGGAAAAAGAAAAGAAATGGGAATTGTATTAAAAAGAAGAGATAATGCACCAATTGTAAAAGATGTTTATGGAGGTGTTATTGATATTTTAATGAAAGAAAAGGATATTGTTAAAGCGTTAGATTTTGTAAAAAGTAAATTAGAATCATTATTAAAAGAAGAAATAAATATGGATAAATTAATAATTACAAAGTCATTACGTTCAAATTATAAAAACCCAGACCAAATCGCACATAAAGTATTAGCAGATAGAATTGCAAAAAGAGACCCAGGTAATAAACCATCTTCTGGCGACCGCATACCATTTGTTTATATCCAAGGAAAGGAAAAATGCAAATTACAAGGTGATAAAATAGAAACACCTGCATTTATTAATGAAAATAATCTGAAACCTGATTATGGTTTTTATATAAGTAATCAAATAATGAAACCATTATTGCAATTGTTTTCATTAGTTTTAGAACAAATACCTGAATACAAAAAACAAGTATTCAAAATAAGAAAAATAAATAATATTATAAAGGATTTTAAACAAACCTTACCAAATGATAAATATATAAAAAAAGTGGAAGATATTAAAAGCAAAGAAGTAAAACAAATATTATTTGATCCATATTTAAATAAAATAAATAATAAGAAAAACAATATAACTACAATATCATCATATTTTGTAAAGATATGAATAATTTAAAAAGAATTTGTGAAGAATTTAGTGAAGAAGTTATTAACAATTCATTAGACAAGTTAATTTATAAAAGAACTCGTTTTATAAATGAGCCAAATATAATTTATATAAATCAAAGTGAACATAAATTTTCAAATTATATTACAAATCAAACTAAATATGAACGTGAAAAGGCAATTAATGATTATTGTTTAGAATTAATGCATAATTTAGGAATTGGTAATATAGATGATTTAAACCAAGAAGAAAAAAAAAATTATGTTTTTAATTTCTAATAGATATATATATAATGTACCAAACAGGAACAAAAATTTATCAAAAAGATGGTTCTAGCTTTTTTTCTTGGAATAGAAGAGTATCAACAACATCAAATAAAGTTTCTTTATCTGAATTAAAAAGTTCAAATAAAAATGGTCTAGGAATAAAAACAATTCAAGTAATTGATTCATCAATGAGAACTAAATTAATTGGTTCATATGAGGTAGGAGAAAATTCTAAAAATAATAATCCTAATAAAAGTGTGGAACAAAATTCAATAAAAACTGGTTTAAGATTTACTAGAAATCTAGGGAGTTCAGTTCCTAAAAAATGCTCTGCACGTACTACATCATCAAAAAAATGTTGTTAATTTCTAGGTAATACTAGAAAACCAGAAAACCATGAACCAATAATTATCCACATTGAATTAATATTATTTCCACCATTGTAAATAATATAGTTTAAACTTTTGCATATTGGTGTTGCATTAGTTAATGGTGAAAGTAAAAAACCATATATACTTAAATTATTACAATAATGTGCATATAAATGAACACTTGTATAATGGAGCAATATCCAGAATACATACATACCTGCTGTTGTTTTAAGTAGTGCTTCTAAATTTAATATCATATATTAAGTTATATTTATATAAATAATTCCTACTTTTTCGTTAAAAAAAATAAAAAATAATATAAATGAGATTTTTAATATTATTTTTTACTATGAAAATAATTTTTGCTTTAAATGAAAAATTAATTAAAAGTGTAAATCCACAAAAATTAAGAAAATATCTTTCAAATGAAATAAATCATAATTTCATTTCTTTAACTTATACAAAAGCTAGAAATATAATGAAAAAAGAATTAAACATGATAGATATATACGGTGATAATTTAGAAGAAAAAAATGTAGAGCACATATTTCCACAATCCCTATTTAAAAATGATACAAATAAAAATATTATTAAGAGTGATTTACATAATTTATATTTGTGTAATTCAAAATTAAATTCTCAAAGACAAAATTTTAAATATGTTGACCCTAGTGAATTCATTGACGATGATAATTATTGTTTTTTAAATTTAAAAGGTGAAAAAGAAACAACTTTTCATGGTATCTATAAAAATAATGGTTATTTAATGGTATTAAATAGAAAAAAAAAAATATTTATACCAACTGAATATTCTAGAGGGAAAATATCAAGAAGCTTAGCTTATTTTTCAATAAAATATGATTATGTTAATAAACTTTCTGATATTATAAATTTTAAAACTTTATTGTTATGGAATATAAAAGACCCAGTGGATAATGAAGAATATTTAAAAAATATATTGTGTTATAAACATCAAAATAATTTAAATCCTTTTATTTTAAATCCAGATTTAATGGAATATTGTTTTACTGATTTTTATGAAATGTCAAATGAGGAATTTCAAAAAAAGAAACAATCTATAATAGATCCAATGTATACAATTGATTACTTATTAAAGGAAAACAAAGAAAATGAAGATGTAATTAATAAGTATAATAAAATAATAGAAAAATTAAAAAAAATATAATTATTTATAAATTAATTTCAAACAGGAGAATAGTTATTAGATATATCACTATTATATTGTGAATAAGAATTTTCAAAATTATTTCTATTAAATTCACTAATTTGTGAATTTATATTATTTAAAAAATGGTTTAAAGAATTGTCTGTTCGTATTAATGATTCTATATTTTCAACGCTATTGTCTAAATTAGTTATAAATGATAAATTATTAAACAATGGTGATGTAAATTCATTATTTCTATTATTTACTCTCATACCATTGAATATTGTATCTATAATACTACCAGTAGAATTTTGCGTATTTACATTACTATTTTCTATATGATTATTTAATACATTAACTTGTTGAGGAATTGTATTTACTATAGTATCATCACTATTATCATCACTATTATCATCACTATTATCATCACTATTTGTATCGCTATTTACTATTTCTTCTTCCATTATAGTTTCATTATCGTTATTATTAGTTTCATGTGTTTCATCATAGTCTTCTTCATCATGTTGTGAATCATCTTGAGCATCCTCTTGGGAATCTTCTTCTATAGTTTCTTCATTTATTTCTTGTATTCTTAGTGTATTTCTTGTTCTTGGATTATATTCTCTAATATCATAACGACACAGTGGACATCTTACATTTTCTTGAAACCATTCGTTTAAAGATTCTGTATTGAAAATATGTCTACAATACAATATTTCACTAACCATTTCATTATTTAAAAAAGGTTGCAATGTTATAGGACAAATTGCATTAGGAGGATTTATAATTGATTCGTAATCTACTACTCTTATTGCATTTGTTATTTCCTCACTTGTAGGATGAACTGGTATTGGTCTTAAAAACTCTTCACTTAATTCTTCATTATTAGTAGAAGTACTTATTGTAGGACCAATATATTGACCATTTGCATAGAAATCAGGAAAATATCTTATAAACACATCACTTGCATCTCGTAAATTACGCTCATTTATTCCAGTTCTTAATCCTCTATCTGTAAATGGATTTCTTAATCTTAAATTATTAGTTGATTCTGAATTAAGCAAATTTCTTCTAATAATTTCATTTCTATTCATTTGATTTCTAGATTGGTATCTTCTAATATATGGTGTTTGACTTCTTAAAGAATTTATAGTATTCCTAATTGGTGTTATATTTCGGCTTTCATTTATATTTATTTCATCATTTTCAGTATTTGCATTATTTATATCTACATTGTTATTATCTCTATTATGTGAATTCATTCTTGAATTATTATTAGGACGATTATTATTTGCTAAATTACGTAATATATTTGCTTCATTTATTATAATATTTTCCAAATTAGTTCTAGTTATATTATTTGCATTATTTGCATTATTTGCATTATTTGCATTATTTGCATTATTTGCATTATTTGTATTTTCTATATTATCTTCTCTTATTTCATTATTATATTGACTTGTATTTGCATTTCTTCTTATATCCCTATATACTCTTTCATTTATATCTTGTGTTTGACTTATTCTATTTAATTCAACTAGATTTCTTCTTATATTTGGATAAATATTTAAATATTCAATTAAGTCATGCAATGTTCGCTCTTGATTACTCATTAAAGTTATTAATGTTGTTATATTATTTCCTACTCTGTTTATATGAGATAAATATGAATCTATTATTCTTGTATTCAATCTATCTGTTTCGTTATTGTTATTCATATATATTTAAAAATAAAATTTATTTTAAATTAAAAATTGAATATAACTATTTAAATTTAAAAGTAGAATTTAAATATGTATAATAAAGAAAAATATAAAGATAGGGGATTAACTGGATTAGCTAATCTAGGAAATACATGCTATATGAATTCATGTATTCAAATAATATCTCATATATATGAAATTCATGATATTGTTAATAAATTTAGTAATGAAAAGTTATCTTCCAAAAATAATGTATTTATTGAATGGAAAAAATTATTAAATTTAATATGGTCTCAAAATTGTAAAATATCACCTGGTGCGTTTTTGAAAACTATTCAAAATGAATCTAAAAAACAAAATAATACTATGTTTTCCGGATTTGACCAAAATGATGCATGCGAATTTTTAATATTTATTTTAAATTGTTTTCATGAAAATTTATCTACAAAGGTAAATATATCTATTAGTGGTGATGTTAAAAATAAAAGAGATATCATTGCGGTTAAGGTATATAAACGATTTAAAGAAATTATAGAAAATGATTATTCCGATATTGTTAGACTATTTAATGGACTTTCTGTTAATTTAATTAAAGATTATAATGACTCTAATAAAGTATATTCTGTAACCGCTGACCCATTTTATAGCATACAATTACCTATTTATAATATTAAGGGTATTACATTATATGATTGCTTAAAAAGATATACACAATCAGAAGAATTAAAAGATGATAATGCATGGTATAATGAAGATACTAAAACAAAAATTAATGTTCGCAAAAATACTATATTTTGGTCATTACCTGATATTTTAATAATTGAATTAATGAGGTTTAATTATAATGGTGGTAAAATTCACACTATTGTTGATTTCCCAATTAAAAAATTAGACATGAAACCTTACATTATCGGTTATAATTCTAATAATTATATTTATGATTTATTTGCAGTTTGTAATCATAGTGGAAATCAATATGGAGGACATTATCATTCTCATATTAAAAATGCAAATGGTAAATGGTATAATTTTGATGATACAGAAGTAAATGAAATATCTGAAAATAAAATTATTTCTAGCAAATCGTATTGTTTATTTTATAGAAAAAATAAAGACTAAATAAATGCATTATTATTTTTCCATTTTAAAATTGCTTCTATATAAGCTTCGCATTCTAATTTTTGAACACGATTTTTTAATGTTTCCGCATTATCATTTATTAATACTTTACATTCTTTTTGAATAATAATTGAACCACCATCTACTATATCTGTTATCATATGAATTGTACAACCTGTCTTCTTTTTTTTTGCATCTAATACTGATTGATGAACATTTATATCCATCCCACCAGCAAAATCTGGGAGAAGTGATGGATGAACATTCATACAACTATTTTTCCATTTTTCTGTAAATATTTTTGATAAAATACGCATCCAACCTATACAAATAACCAAATCTATTTTATTTAATAATAATTCATCATTTATTTTATTGTCATATACTTCACGTGTTTCATTTTTATATACAGGAATATATGATGCTTTTATATTTTGATTTTTTGCTTTTTCTAGTATTCCACTATCTTTTTTATTTGATATACAAACTACTATTTCCACTAATCCTTTTAAAATACCATTATTTATTGATTCTATTATAAAAGGTAAAATAGTTCCACGGGTTGAACCTAATACACCGATTCTAATACATAAATTATTATTTAACATTATAATATATATCTTTATAAATTTAATTTATTATTACTTAAAATTATTATTACTATATTATTATTATTATTATGAATGTTATGAAACATATTATATGCAAAGAAACTCATTATGGTGCTCATAATTATCGTTCATTACCAGTTGTTATAAAAAAAGCTAAAAATATTTATATGTATGATATTTTTAATAGAAGATATTTTGATTTTTTATCATGTTATTCTGCTGTTAATCAAGGACATTGTCATCCTACTATTGTTAATGCTTTAATAAAACAATCTACTCAATTAACATTAACAAGTAGAGCTTTTTATAATAATAAACTTGGTGATTATATGGAATTCGCTACTAAGATATTTGGTTATGAAAAACTTTTACCTATGAATACTGGAGTAGAAGCAGGTGAAACAGCCATTAAAATTGCACGTTCATGGGGTTATAAGAAAAAAAAAGTTCCTGAAAATTGTGCAACCGTTTTATTTGCTCAAAATAATTTCTGGGGAAGAACAATATCAGCATGCTCATCTTCAACCGACCCTACATGCTATAAACATTATGGACCTTTTACTCCTGGTTTTGATATTATACCCTATAATAATATTAATTCTTTAGAATATAAGTTAAAAAATGACCCCACTATTGTTGCATTTATGGTTGAACCTATACAAGGAGAAGCAGGAGTTATTATTCCAGATGATGATTATATGGGAAATGTTTATAATTTATGTCAAAAATATAATGTTCTATTAATAGCTGATGAAGTTCAAACTGGCATGGGTAGAACTGGACAATTAATTGATTCTAATTATAGTAAAATTAAACCTGATATATTACTACTTGGTAAGGCTTTATCCGGTGGTGTTTATCCTGTTTCTGCTGTTCTTGCAGATAGTGATGTCATGAATTGTATTCTACCAGGTACACATGGATCAACATTTGGTGGAAATCCATTAGCAAGTAGTG